AAATTAAGTTATTCAGGATTAGTTACACAAATAAGAAGTTACACAGAAGTTGACTCTAATGTGTTAACAGATTCTGTATTAGAAAATATTATTTTAAATGCTCAATATAGAATTATGCGTGATGTTCCAATTGATGCAGATAGAAAACAAGAAAGCGGTAATTTAATTACTGGACAAGAAACAATTAATGCTACAGCGGGTTGTTTATTTGTTAGAGCAATACAAGTTTATGATTCTACTTCTGACATCACTGGACCCAATACATATTTAGAAAAAAAAGACATCACTTATTTGCAAGAATATATTTCCTCAACAGAATCATCATTTAGAGGAAAACCTAAATATTATGCTATGTTTGGGGGAGCAACAGGAGAATCTGACACTACTTCAGGAAGAATGATGTTTGCCCCGGTCCCAGATACTACCTATAAATTTAGAGTTCATTTTAATAAACAACCAGCTCTTTTAGAATCTAGCAATAATACTAATTATATAAGTCTTAATTTTCCAAACGGCCTCTTATATTGTTGTTTATCAGAAACATATGCTTTTTTAAAAGGTCCTCAAGATATGTTGACATTGTATGAAAATAAATATAAACAAGAGATTGAGAAGTTCGCAAGCGAACAAATCGGAAGACGAAGAAGAGATGATTACACAGATGGTACAATACGTATTCCTCTCCCTTCAGCTTCACCATAATTTTAAAGGAGTAAAAAATGGCCATATCATCTGCAATTTGTAATAGTTTCAAACAAGAAATTTTAGTTGGAACACACAATCTTACTGCATCAAGCGGTAATACTTTTAAAATAGCATTATTTACTAGTTCTGCATCTTTAGGTGCTAGCACGACTGCTTATTCAACATCAAACGAAATTTCAAATACATCTGGATCTGCATATTCTGCAGGTGGTGCAACGTTAACAAGTGTTACACCGACATTAGATTCTTCAACTGCAGTTTGTGATTTTGCAGATGTAAGTTTCACTAGTGCTACTTTTACAGCAAATGGTGCATTAATTTATAATTCTTCTCAATCTGATAAAGCCGTTGCAGTTATTGCATTTGGTGGTGACAAAACCGTTACAAGCGGAACTTTTACAATTCAATTTCCAACAGCAGACGCATCAAACGCTATCATTAGAATAGCATAGTGGGGTAACGACGGATGTCCGTTGATAGAACTTTCACAGTCACAGTCGTATATACCGGCTCTGGTAATAAATATTTTATTGATGGTGTACAGCAAGCTACAGTAAATTTAGCTGAAGGTTTTACATATAAATTTGATCAATCAGATAGTTCAAACTCTGGACACCCATTAAGATTTTCAACAACAAGTGGCGGCACGCATAATTCTGGTAGTGAGTATACAACTGGTGTAACTACAAGTGGAACACCCGGTTCATCAGGCGCTTATACACAAATTACAGTAGCTGCTTCGGCACCAACATTATATTATTATTGCACAAACCACTCGGGTATGGGGGGCCAAGCAAACACCGTAGACTCAAACACTTGGGGTGTTTTACCTTGGAACCAAAATAGTTGGGGAAAACAAGATGGAATTGATGTTTCAGTTACAGGATTATCTGCTAGTTCATCTATTGGATCTGTATCTGTTTCAACAGAAATAAATTCTGGATGGGGTAGACAACCATGGAATCAAAACGCTTGGGGTATTCAAGGAATTGTATTACTTGATGGCCAATCAGCAACAGCAAGTGTAGGATCACTTTCTCCTGCAGATGTAATGGGACTAACAGGTGTTTCTTCAACAGCAAGTGTTGGATCTCCAACAATTATAGGAGACATAACTGCAACACTAACAGGTCAAGCTTTAACATCTTCTGTAGGATCAATTACTCCTGCAGATGTAATGGGACTAACAGGTGTTTCTTCAACAGCAAGTGTGGGATCAATATCTCCTGCAGACGTAATTGGATTAACAGGAGTCTCTGCAACAACATCACTTGGAACAGCTAGTACAAATAGTAATCCAACTATTGATGTAACTGGATTATCAGCAACAACTTCTGTAGGATCTTTATCTCCTGCTGATGTTATGGGATTAACTGGAGTATCAGCTACATCTGCTGTAGGATCTTTATCTCCTGCTGATGTTATGGGATTAACCGGTGTTTCAGCGACAGCTTCAGTTGCTGGTTTTGGAACTGCTTCAGGTTTTGGTATTCAAGCGTATCAAGCTATTGACACTGGTTCTAATACAACATATAGTGACGTAGCAGCGTAATAGGAGAAAAATATGGCTTCAACATACACACCACTAGGTATAGAATTACAGGCAACTGGTGAAAATGCCGGTACATGGGGAACAAAAACTAATACTAACCTACAAGTTATTGAACAAATAGCTGGGGGTTTTACACAACAAGCATTAACAAGTGGTGGAACGGTGGATCTTGCAGTTTCTGATGGATCAACTGGTGCAACTCTTGCACACAGAGCAATAGAATTTACAGGTTCTTTATCTGGTAATGCAGTCGTTACAATACCTCTTGATGTACAAAATTTTTATTTATTAAGAAACTCTAGTTCTGGTGCATACACGGTTCAATTTAAGTATGTAACAGGATCAGGAAGTTCTGTAACTTTTTCTTCTACAGATAAAGGAGATAAGTTAATAGTTGCAAAAGCTGATGATGGAACTAATCCTAATATTGTAGAAATAGCTTTAGGTCTTACAGAAATTTCAGAAGATACAACACCACAATTAGGTGGTAATTTAGATACAAATTCACACAATATTTTAATAGATGATGCACATTTCATAGGTGATGAAAGCGGAAATGAACAAATAATATTTCAAACAACAGGTTCAGCAGTAAATCAAATAGATGTTACAAATGCAGCAACCGGTAATGCCCCAGAAATATCGGCAACTGGTGATGATACTAATATTGATTTAAAACTTACACCAAAAGGTTCAGGTAATTTAACTTTAGATGGTATTAAATTTCCAAATGCAGATGGTTCAGCAAATCAAGCTTTAATTACAAATGGTTCTGGAACTTTATCTTTTGGAGCTGCGGGAGCTTCATGGCAAGCAGTAAAAACTGCTAACTTTACTGCGGTAGCAGGTGAAGGATATTTTGCTGACACAACATCATCAGCTTTCACAGCGACATTACCAAGTTCAGCATCAATTGGTAATGAAATAAGTTTTATAGATTATGCGGGTACATTTGATTCAAATAATTTAACCATTGGACGTAATAGTCACAATATACAAGGAGCAGCATCTGATCTTGTCGTAAACACAGAAAGAGCAGCATTTACATTAGTTTATGTTGACTCTACACAAGGTTGGTTGTTGAAAAATAATTAATGGCTAATTATACAGAAGTCAGAGGAGTTGTAGTTAGAAAGGTTAGCTCAGAGCCCTCACCTTTAGTTGAAGGTGAAGTTTTCTACAGAACAGATACTCAAAAGTATTATTATGTAGATGATGGTGGCGTTGAAGAAATTGACGTAACAGGAGTATAAAATGGCCAATAAATATTATGTTATATCTGGAAACCCAGAGATAACACAAAAGAATAGAAATAGATTTTATCTAAAAAAATATTTAGATGATTTATATGTTATCGAAGAAAATAGACATAGTTCTATATGGCTTAAAGATAAAACTTTTACTGAAAAAACTTTAACAGAAGCTAACGAAATTATAACAAATAGAAATACAGCTCTTACAGATCAACGTGCTGCAACAGTGACAGAAGAAGAGTCGACAATAGGTGCAGATCATGATACAGATGCTAGTATACCTCCTGTTGAATTACAGGATTTAATAACGGAGTAATAAGATGGCAAATTATAATACAATAAGCAAACAAAGAATTAAAAGTAGATCAGGGAATCCTTCACCTTTAGTTGTAGGAACTGTGTTTTACGACACAGCTAGTAATACTTTAAAAATAGTTTACGATGCTAGTGGAACACCAACAGTGGCAACAATAACTAAGGTATAGTCATGGCAAATTTTGATACAATTGCAGGTTTAAAAATTCCAGTTGTAAGTTCTGATCCATCTAACCCTTTACAAGGTGAAATTTGGTATAATTCAACCGTAGATAAATTTAGAGGATATGGTCTTTATCAAGTTAACGCTGCTTGGACAGCAAACCCATCAGGTTTAAACGCTGGTAGACGTGGTTGTCCTGGTGCGGGAACATCAAATGATGGTATAGGATTTGCAGGTTACATTGGAGGTTTTCCACGATACAATGGAACAGAAACTTTTAACGGTTCTTCTTGGTCAAACCAACCAGCAATGCCAACACCTTTAGGTTCAAACGTTTGCCATATTGGAACTGGAAGTCAAGCTGCAGGAGTAGCTGGATATCATTTCTCAGGTCCATCTTCATTTGTAGCAAGTTATAATTCTCAATGGAATGGCTCTTCTTGGTCATCTGCTACAGCATTACCAGCAACCAGATATGGATTGGGTGGAGTAGGTAATGGAAGTGATAACTATATTGTTAGTGGTGGAGCTCATGCAAACGGAGGATATTTTCCACAAACAAATTCTTATCAATGGAATGGATCTTCTTGGAGTACAGAGCCAGCAGTAACTTGGTCACCTGGAACAGCATCAGATTCTAGTAATTTTGGAAGTAGTGTAGATAATTGGTACGCTACAACTAGTCCA